CTCAATGGCACAAGAACTGTAGTAGCACGGGCAAGGATAGATAGATATGTTTAGATCGTAAGGTGTGTCAAATGACCATGAAAAATAACGATTGCAATCTCTACAAGTCCAAGTAGCACGCTTATCAATAAGTAATTTTTCTGGGCACATAGTGTCTGAGCATTTACCTTTTAATCGTTCCTTTAACTTAATTAAAACTTCAAGTTTTTCTTTAGTCATTTTAAATCCTCCATTGCTGATTTATAAAATAAACAACCTTTACAAGGTATACTCCTATTTCTTGGGTCTTTATAGTTATCCATGCAGTGCTCCCTTTCAGTACAATCCCATCTTTCGGGGTCTGTTTGGTCTCCTGCTGTATATTTGGACTTTTTTATTTTGATTATTTTTGCTTTTTTTGGAGAATTATAATTGGCACATCTAGCACAAGAGACACTTGACTGAACCCGTTTTCCTATATATGTTGCTCCGCATGTACATTTTTTAAACTTGGTAAGAAGAGCAGAGTAATTTTCACAAACAGGGCAGCTTCTGTTTTTAACGCCTGTTTCCGGAAAATATTTGCAAATAGCTGGATCTGAATTTAAAGAAGTTATATTTCCACAAGCATAAAATATATTTGGGATTCCCCGTTGTGATTTTATTCCTTTTACAAATAATAGGAATTGAGCTTGTTCAACTGTTTCTATTTTTGACAATGAGTTGTTTGTTTTTATCATCTGTATCCTTATTTTAGTTTAGAGATATCAAATACTTTATCTGCTGAATCAATGAGTGCTTTATTGTGTGTTACAATTAAGAATTGTAAATTAAAAGATTCAGAAAGATGCTTAATGATTTGCCCAGCTAAGGGTTGTTTATCCCTGCTTAAATTCCTTGTTGGTTCATCTAATACTAACAGGTTACGACAATCCCCATCCAGCTTCCAATATGCAATCCTTAAAGCTAAACTGGCAACATCCGCAGCCCCATACCCACAAGAATCTAAAGGACCCATGCTTTGTCCCTTCTTTTCAAAAAGAAGATCACATTCCATGCTATTCCTACGTTTAACAAATTCTATTTTAAATGTATAGGGATCTTCAAATACAGCTTTAAGGGCATTAGAAACAATTGTAGAAATTCGATCTTTTAAGAATTGCTGTGTGGCCTGTGCTGCAACCTGAATTATACTCCTTGCTTCTTTCAGATCTTTTAAATATTTAAGATTTGTTTTCTTGTGTTTATTATGCTTTAACAATTCTTTTTTAATGTATTTCCGGTTGGCCTCTTTTTCATTTAAAATACCAATGTATTGTTCAATGGAAATCATTATATTAAATCCTGATATGTTGTTTTAAAATCGGAAAAGGAATCTTCAAATTCTGTCTTTAGGTCTATAAGCTCCTCTTCAATTTTAACTATTGCTTTTTCAGCCTGATCAATATTTTCAAAGCCCATATCTTTCAGTTCTTGCAGATATCCTTCCAATCTTCCTTCCAATCTGTCCTTTTCAGATTTACTCCGATCAATCTTTTGCTTAATTCTTTCTAAATTCATACACCAACTTCCTCCATTAAATCATTAATAATATTTACAACATTTTTATTTGGTTTTGTTTTTTTGATGACTCGGGCAAGCATCGTTTCAAATTTAGGTTTGGTCTTTTCTTTCATATCTAAAGAGTCTATAAGATCGTTTATATTTTCTTTTGCTTGCTTTTGCATATCTTCTTGAATCTCTTCCCTTTCAATCTTTTCCAGATCAAAGACATCAGAAGAAGCCTGTATATCTATTTCAATCTCTTCTATTAACCAATTATCAGTATCCAAAAGCCAAATGCATGGAAAGTACCACATTTGATCTTTTCTTTTTCTCATCATTGATCCGCAGTTTATCAGTTTTTGCTTTTTCATTCTTAGAACAAAAGCTTCGTGGTTATCTCCCGAAACAATAACTTTTGCCCATGGATACTTTTTGAGGGTTCGTCTTGCAGTAGAATAGTCTTTTTGCCCGGGAAACAAAGGACCCTTATGTGTTATCATTTGATGTGTAATAAGAATATCTGCTTCTATTTCTGGCTCTTCATTCCATCCAGCCCCTATTATTGTAATACCACCCACATTGACAGTTTTATCGTTTTGTAGAATAGTAATATTTTCTAATGTAGAAAGCGTTCCCAATGGAGTATTTTCCAATCCTTTTTTGTGATAATTTAAATCATGCTGTCCAAATGTAATATAAATAGGTACATTATATTTTTGAATGATATTCATTATCCTTTTAGTAACTTTATAAGGAGCTTTAGCTGAATCAAATATATCTCCTGCAACTAAAAGGGCAGCATTGTTTATTTCTGTATGATGTAAAATAAAATGGAGCTTCTGGCATTGTGTTTCAAAATAGTTGTCCACTCTATTTGGTGGTGTTTTATCTGTAAAATGCAAATCGGCACAGCATATAAATTTCATGTTTACATTTTCCTCCCACATAAAGGACATCCTTTATCTTTTAAGTAATCCCCAAACTCCTTTTCCATTTTATTTAATTCGGATATATGTTTTTTGGTTTTTGATTTTAAATCTATATATTGTTCTGTTTTTTGTATCAGTTTAATTCTTTCTGTATTTTTATCAGAAATAAGCTTATCTTGCTTTTTTAGCCTATTTAAGGCTTTTATTGCTTTAGGAATGCCTTTATATGTCAGAAGGTCTGTTTGTCCCTTATAGATCACCTTACAGGTATTCTTTAAGGTATTTAAGTGCTTCTTTTTATCTTCCAAAACCTTTTCATCAATTTTTAACTGTTTTAATGCCTCTAAAGCAAAAGTTACATTTTTGTAACTTTTTAATTTATCCTCAATACCTGTAATGGATTCTAATAACCGATAAAGGGCAGATAAATCTTCTTGTGTATCTTCTATTGTATCTTTGAGTTCTTTGATTTGCAGGGCTTCCCTTTTTGCTTCGGGTACCCATTTCAATTCTTTCAATTCTTCTTTTTTGTTTTTTATCTCTTCATCATAGAACTTATCTTTTTGAGTTGCTGCTGTTACTTTTGATTTTATATTGGAAAGAGCTCTATCCATAACTTCTAAATTTGTAACTTTATTAAACTTCTTTGCCACATTCCCCGGAGAATCTGTTAATAAGAAATACTGATCTTCTGGATGCTGGCTTTGCAGATTGAAACTTTTCATCTTTGCAATGTCTTTAACATCTTGAGGAACATCTGATCTTAGGGCTTTTAATTTAGTATCTGCATTTAAGGTGTATTGATTAACCTTATTAGACCTATCCCGGGAAAGGGTCTGACCATCTTCAAATACAGCACATACTCTGGTTTCATCTTTTGGTTTAATCCCATGGGTTCTAAAACCATCTCCTTGTGGTCTATTTTGAAATAACCATTTCAAAGCCCGTACGATACTGGATTTACCAGTATCAGAACTCCCAACAATGACATTAACCCCGGGATCTAATTTAATCTCTATGTTTTTATGTTTTTGGAAGTTTTCTATTTGAATCTTTTCAATCATATTTACCTCTTATAATATTTTGGTTGAAGATTGATCTTATCATATAGCTGTTGGAGGGGTTTTATCATCTTACCGGACTTAGGAAAATCAGGAATCTTTTTAGTATACCCCTGAGCTTTTAATTGCTTCACCAATTGATTATAACTGGATTTCATCAATAAAGGTATTGGAGGAGCTTCATCTGGATGCATAAAAGGGTATTGTTTCATTTCAAGGTAATCAGCAAACTGCCTTAATCTTTCCGGTAACTGTTCTTGACTTACTCCATACCGGACAGCATTGTTTTCTGATTTGGCAATGAATACATTACAGGCATTACACAAAACTCCTCTTACTTTCCCAGTCCCTTTAATACGTTTTACATGGTGGTGATCGAGGCATGGTGTTCTGGGAACCTGACCGCAGATAGCACATTTACCTTTTTGCTTTTTCAAAATCTTTCTTCTTATTCTTTCAATGTCTTTTTGCTTTAACTGGATGGCCCTTAACATACAACACCTATCCTTTCCTTGATTTTTCTGGTTTTATTGCCGGATAATGCAGCCCAACCACTATTCCACTGATGAATTGGTGTAATTGATTCCTTATTAATTTCAAAAATGTAATATCCCTTTTTTGATTCTGTTTTAAGGGCAGAACCTAAACTTTGTTCTTTGTATTCTCTATTTATCATCTCCTTTAAAGTACACACAGTATATGTTCTTTCCTCGTTTACAGGATACCAATTTCCATCTTTCCATTCAGAAATAGGAACTGATTTTGCTGTTCTTGAGTTTACCTGATAAATAAACTGACCAGCTTCCCCTTCCTGAAACTTGGCATCAATACTTTGATAAAAGGGACCTTTTTCAAAAATAAACAACTCCGAATCATCCATATACCCAATAAAATAAAAGATAAACCCAGAATCCCTTGGAGAAAAGTCTTCTAATTCATCTAAAGAAAGAACAGGCAAGGGACCAATCCATCCCAAGATTATTTTAGATTCTTGCCATTGATCCTCTTTAAAATCAATTAATCCCATTCGACAAATAGGAAAATGATTCCATGCTTCCGGAGGATCTGGTTTTATAAAACAAAGATATGTTCCAGATATAAGAGGAGTATCTGTTTGAATCTTTCTTTGCAGATACTCCCCTGGAAAATGAGACATTATTGTATTTTTCTTTTTTGTCATCCTCCTTTTCATTATCTTATTTTCCTTTTACGGTTTGGGGTTAATTGTTCTTGAATAGTGAGCCAAAGATTTGTAACTTCTTCTTTTAAATCTCCTTCCAGACTGTTTTCTTCTATATAAGAAACAGCAGCATTTAGGGTATTTCCTATATTCTCTCCTCCTAAAACAAATTGGGAACTGCCGGTATTCTTTTTTAAGAATCTCAAATTGGGAACAATATCATCTACACCATAATCAAAAAGAATCCGCATTAATCCGGTTTGATATGGAGTTGCGATGGTTGATTTTTCGATGAAAATATCTGTTTGAACCCCAATATTCCGGGTATGCAAAACCCCTTTAATCTTCTTCTTTTCTTTAACTACTCCTTCACTTGAAGGGGCTTTTAATTCCAACCGTAAAGAAGAATAGAATTTAGGAGCTTCCCCCCCTGTAGCTTTTGTTTTTTTGCCATAAGGACCAGCCCCAAGATTCTGCCTGACCTGATTTGTGCAAATAACTAAAAGATCCCTTTGATTTATTATTCTGGTTATTTGCCTAAGTTGTTGAGAAAAATCCCTTGCCCTTCTTGCTCCGCTGTATTCATCTCCTTTATCTTCATCTTCTTCTTTTGCAACAAGGGCAGCAATGCTGTCGATGAAAACAACATGGGGTCCTTTTCCTTCTGGTTTCCATTTCTTTATTAAGGTAAAAGCATCTTCCACTATACTGGGTTTCTTATACTTATCATCACTGATATTAAAACCAAAGATAGAAGCAAAGGAAGGATTAACTCTTGCTTCTGGATCTAAGAAGAGATAATCCCCACCCATCCTTTGTACATTCCCTGCCATTTCTAATAACATAACAGTTTTTCCCCTTGCACTCGCACCGAATATCTCTACAAAGATACCCATGGGGATTCCTCCCCCTGTAAACCTTCTGCCGGTAATGGCTAAATCTACAAGGGTACTTCCTGTACTCAACAGAAACTTATCTGTTCCTTTTGGTGGAGTCCACAGACCGGTTGTTTTTTCTTTTTTCTTTTTAACAAGTCTACGTTTAATTTGTTTTGATATTTTATTCCTTATCATTAAAAACCCCCCTGTTTATCTCCAGTTGCTCAATTTCCCTAATAATTGCATTTATTACGTCTTGTCGGGATCTTCTTTTTTTCAATTCATCTTTTGTCTCATTAAGAAAATCTTCAAAGCGTCTGGATATCTGGTTTGAGGTTCTCCATTTAACCTTTCCTGATCTTTCAATAACTGCTTTATCCCATTCGGCATATCTTTGTTTAGCTAAAATATGGATCAATTCTTCTTCAGTGGGTTTATCTTTCAAGTAATCCATAACTATACTTATAAACAAAGAACCGGAATAAGTACCTTTTGACAGGGCATATAATTTAAACCGATCACGAACGGAGAAAGGAACATAAGCACCTATCAATGTTTTTTTCACTTTTTCATCAAATCCAAAAGCCAAAATTCCTCCTTAAGGGAGGCTGTAAAAGCCTCCTTTTTTAATTCATGATTATTCTAAGGCATCCAGACAGTCATCGTATACATCACAATCACTGCACTCATGGTATTCCCCATTGTCTTTTCCAAAGACATATTTATGAGGACATTGGTTATCGTCTTCTTCTTCCCCGAGTCCTACGGCAATGATTACAGCTTTTCTGAGGTCTGCAACCCTTTTATGTTTCCTCAAGTCAACATCCAACTCTTCTGATTTGATGAGATCAATCAATTCCTTTTTCTTCATAACATTAACTTGTTTATTCAGCTCGTCTTGAATAACCTCATCAATGGCTTTGATATCGGCTTCAGTTATTTCAACCCCTTCCTCATCATCGTCAGCATCAACTTCTTCCGCATCGTCATCCTCATCATCCTCATCAAAAGTATCCTCATCATCCTCATCATCGGGATCTTTATAATCTGAAACATCATCAATACCACTGTAAATGGAATCAATCTCTTCTTCAGACAAAATGATTAAACAATCTTCCAAAACAGGCATTTCATCTGGAATATCATCTTCAAAATCATCCCTTGGTTTAAAATCAATCCGATCACATTGAGCAAAAGTAAATTTGCCGAACTGGGCTTTGACGAAACGGGCTTTTAAGGTATATCCTCCTTCCAATTCTGCGAAGGTTTCATATTCTTCCTCATAATCCAATTCTTTATCCAGCCGTTTACCAAAATTGTAATAACTGATATCAAATATATGTGGTTTCTCTGGATATTTCCGATTCTTTCTGGGAATAACAACGTAAAGGGTTCTGTCCTTTGGTTTTAAGAGTTTTGCAATCTCTTCATCCCCTTCAGGATCTTCATACAGTTTTTGACGATCATTGCAAATCTTACAGGTTTTGCCTATGGATCTCGGGCAGACAACATCTTTCCGATCTGGTCCAATGTTTTTGTGCAATTTATATGGGTACCTGTACCAGATATCATCTTCAATAAATTGACTGTCTGGATGTGTATTGGGGTCTTTGACTACATAAGGAACAACATCAAGAAGATATCTTGTATCTTCTTCTTCTTTAAAGAGCTTTACCCCTTTGGGGAGGTTCAAATAGATAACCCCCGATTTTGCAGCCAGTGCTGCCCTGCGAACCCCAGAACCCATCCTTCTTCTTTTAGTTTTTTTAATCTTTCTTGCCATCTTTTCTCCTTATTTTTTAATTTGTCTTTTCTTTCTTCTCATGCCTTTACCAATCTTTTTAGCTACCCTTTCCCCCCTTTCCTGTCTTCTTTTGTTTGCTTCTTTTGTTAAATTTCGGGGAGATCTTGGACCTGAAAAATACTGCTGTGCCAGCAACGCCCCAAGCTCCTCCAATGCTGTTTTTCTGGTAAAATTGATTTCATTCTTTGCCAATTCCACCATTGTTTTTTCATACTGAAGATCAATGAGTTCAGCAACTACATCCTTATAATCTGGATGTGTCCGATAATATGCTTCAACCTGTTGTGCTGTAGCCTTTGCTACTCCACATGTTTCCTTTGGGTTTGCGTGGGCTTCCTTGATCAGATCGGATCTTACTGTTTTAACCTCCTCTTCTGCTAAAGCAACATCTTTGCTGATTTTAGCAAATTCTTGATTGTATTTATTAGCCAAAGAAGACTGCTCTAACCATTCTACATCTAAAGCAGTTTCATCAATCTTCATATCTTCTTCATAGTTTAAAACACTCATCTTTTCCCCTTTATATATAAATTAAAAATACTATTTATAAATCATATTATAGAAGTTATAAAAGGATGTCAAGAACTATTTTTTATAGTTCAAATCCATTTAGATACTGGTGACATATAAACCAGAGTCTCGTCATTCCATCATCATAAAAAGGCTCTTTAAAATAGAATAAAATATCCCCTGCCTTTTCATTGGAACCTTTGGATATAACAGTTATCATATAACTGTTAATTACCCTTCTTATTGTTTCAGGATTTTCATTTTTAAGCCCTTTTAATATCGGAATAGCTGCTTTCCATGAACTGCCTTTAAACAGCAACTGGGCTAATTTAAAAGCACTGGATTCTTGTTCATTTTCATTCTGAATTTGTATCTGCATCTTATCCACAGGAAGATGTATTACCTTCTCAAGAATAGTCAGGGCTTTTCTGGGTTTGCCTTTACTTGCTTTTGCAATACTGGTAACAATCTCTTTTGGGATCTTTACCTTTTCTTTTTTAATTATCCGGGTTAAGACCATTTGAATCTGTCTGTCTGTTAGTGTCTCCATCTCATAATGAGTACATCTGGATTTGATTGTCTTCATCAGCATTTGTGGGTCTGTTGTACATAAGATGAAATAGCAGTGATCCGGTGGGTCTTCGAGTGCTTTTAATAACGCACTTTGGGAAAGATTCTTTACACTGGCTCCCCCAGAGCCAAGTAATGCACACTCATCTAAAAGCCAAACTACATTTTTACTTTCACTTGGAGCATACTGCATTTGCCTTCTTATTTTTCTTACAGTATCAATCCCCCGGAAGTCTGCACTATCAACTTCATGATAATCCAATCCGGTTGCTCCAATCTTTTCTGCAATAATTCTTCCAAGGGTTGTTTTCCCAGTTCCACTTGCCCCGGTCAAAAGCAAAGCATGGGGTATTTTATTCTGGTCCAGTTTGGTCCTGATACTGCTTATGGTATCCCTATTTCCAGTAAACTCTCTAAAAGTTTGTGGTCTGTACTTTCTATATAATTCCATTTTATCTCCTTTTTATATGCTAACTTACCAACTGTATGTTTAAATACCAAGGCCATTGTATGGGCTTTTCTTCTCATTAAATGAGATGTTGGCAATCTTGCAATGTTTCCGCATGTTCTATATATTTTCCTATTTGGTTGCCTTCCTACAAGTTCAATTCGATGGTTATCTCTTATTAAACCAACCCAATATTCATCTTTTGTACATTGATAATATGGGATAAAAAAACAACCACCAGAAGAACTGACATAATCTCTTTCTAAACGAAAATCCGGAAACTTTTTCATGATTTCATTTATTGACTTTAATTTTCTAAATGTTGTTTTCTTTTTAAACACAATCGTCTATTCTCCTATAAAACTAAAGATTCTGCTTCATCTGCCCAAGTTGCATCCACTGGAAATATATCTGCTTCAACTTCTAATGGAGTTATTATCCAATCCCATTGTTCAGGCAGCCTTTTTGTCATTGTATTATTTAGGTGTTCTAAGATATAATCTTTCTCATTTGGATCAACATCTAAAACAATTGCATCGTGGATCTGTCCAATTGCCTTTGTATTCCACTTATTTCTTCTTTGATCCTTATCTTGTTGAATAAATGACTTTAACAGGCAATGAAAAGCCGGTCCCTGCATTGGGGCATTTGTGATTTCATTTTTTGACATATTGCCCTTGCATGTAAAACCAGTTACCATTTTAAGATATCCTTTCTTCTTAAACCGGGCAACCTGATCCTTTCTCCATTTTCCATATGCTTTATACCGTTTATTCCAGAAAAGATGTTCAATGTTTTTTACATGGTCTGAAAATTGATCTACATCTTTAACTCCCTTATTGATTAAATTCTCTCCTAAATGAATCCCCGTTAATAGTTCTTTACTGTTTGTTTTCTTAAACCGTCCTTCAAGGGGTAATTCAGCAAGCCTTAACAGGGAGGGAACATTATTACCATAATAATCCCCATAGAATTGAGCAAAAACAAAACCACTTTTAGCTGCAAACCTTAATTCTTTCTCAAACTTCTTTTTCTCAAATTTATCCAGCATAAAGATTTCGATTGCCATATCCCTATGCATATCCCCATGGATGGTATCATATATCAATTTCTTATCTTTTGTTACACAGCAAGCAACCCGAACTTCAATTCCACTATAATCAACTTCAATCAATTGATGTCCTTTTCTGGGTCGAATTGCCTGTCTTACCAATGTTCTCTGCTCTTTGTCCCTTTTAGGAAACTGCTGAAAGTTAGGGTTCCCCGAACTGGACCGGAATGTTTTGATATTATTCAGGTTAAAGAAAGGATGGAGATACCCGTCTACCTGTTCCCTTAAAAAGCTCTTAATAAATGTATTGTGTACAATATATATCTTTTTATATTTATTGATCAATTCTATATCTGGAATCTTTTTAGAGAGAATATTTAGGGTTGTAGCATTTACACTGGGATTTCCTTTATCGGTATAATCAATTACTGGAAGTTTTAATATCTTAAAAAGGAGAAAAGACAATTGTTGATCACTTCTTATATTGATTTTTGGAAAAGCCTTTTTCCATGTTTTACCCAATTTTGACTTCTTTACCCCATCTTCCAGATCAAAAAGGCGATTTTTCAATTCTGCATCCGTTTTCTTACAATAATCTACATCAACCCTCATGCCATATTTAGTGGCATTGCTTAAGGCAAGGGTCCCTTCATGAATCAATCTATGAGCATCTTTAGTTGTTGGAATCATTTTCAATCATCTCCTTTTGTATCATTGTCAATTTATATCCAAATAAGGAATCCAATCCACAATAGGTCAAGAGTTTTTTAATCCCAAACTTCTGAATAAAATGTTCTATCCTGTTGAAACTATTTGCCCCGTGTTTCTTTTGATCTACTGATTTTAAATAATAAGAAACATCTCCGTCATAATCTGCAATACCAAAATGAATATAAGTTTGGAATTTTAATCCTGTTATCCCGTGTCTGTTATCCAAAATGTGAGCTGTGTTTTGACTGCACCAATCCCAGCCATTTACTTTTGATATGAAATGAGAACTCCACATATCTTCAAAGAAAACATTATGGGAACTTTTCTTAATTCGCATATCCCTTAAGATTCTGGAAAAGGTCTTGTTTCTTTCTGGAGTATTTTCCCAAACGAAACTTTTATCCTTAATAGCTGCACTGGTACATACTATCTTATGCCCTTTTCGATATGGTCTTAGTCCTGTAGTTTCATAATCAAAAGCAAAATACTTTGATTTAGCGACTTCCTGCATTGCTTTGATATGTTCCCTATCAGAATAACAGTAAACGATTCTATCTTCAAATACAGGCATTACAGGCATAGGTTTTTCAATGCAGTCAATTGCTTTTTGAAGATCTTGTTTCCATAATAGATTTACAATCTCCGGTTCCTTTTGACGATCAATAAAACTGGGATGATATGTTGGAACAATCCAAGCTTTATAATTCTGATCCGGGATTGTCCAACCCCTCCACTTAGTAATTCCACCTAAGTCTTTTAACCAGTATTTGCCAATAACAGATTCAATAGCACAATTTCCTAAAAGAATAATAACTTTAGGCTTATACTCATGAATCGCCTGTTGAACTTTTGTTCTGCAACAATCTATCTGGTGGGTATCTGGTGTTGCATTTTTTGGAGGACGACATTGGCAGCTGTTTAAAGAAACAGCATCTTTAAATAAATCAAAACCCAGATGCCGGAGCTTCCTTTTCAATTTATTCCCCATCTTGCCCTGCCAAGGTTTGCCCCTTCTATCTTCATTCTTTCCGGGGGCTTCTTCTATTACCATTACTTTCTTTTTAAAATCCCCATAGGGTTTTATCTTTGGAGAAAGAACGTGCTTATACAGCCCACAGGAGACACAAGACAGATGCTTTCCTTTTTTAAAATGATCTGATTGTATTTCTTTAGTATCAAAAAAACCTTCCATATTTTTCCTATTCAACCAAAAGTAAAAATAAATGTATCCATTCAGATGTTTTAAAACTTATCTTTTTTGCTTTGTAATCAATATTGCATATTCTTGTTTTTTCCAAAATATCCAGAAGGAATTTACTATTAATCCTGAAGGAGATTCTTTCCCCTACATATCTTGCTTTGGTTGTTTCCTTAAACCAGCCAACTTTTCCTTTTCCTGTAATTGTAAGGGAGTTTTTATCTAAAGTAATATCAACCATTAAGTTATTTGCTCCGTCTTCTTTTTCACAAAAGATAACAGCTTTTTCAACTCCCTCTTTTATTTCTTCAGGAAAACGCATCTTTTTTCCAGAAATAGAGGTTACCCTTGAAGTATCCGGGTAAACCTGATTGAATATTCTGCAAGAAAATACAGCATCATCAGAGGTCAGGAAATGAACCCACGACTTACCGACACAATATTTTACTACGGGTAACTTTTTCAAATGTTTAACAGCATCCCCAGGAAGGATAAACTCAGGACACTTTTCATCCAGAATATATTGACTGATCCTGAAATTATCAGTGCTTTCTACTTTATCTCCTTTAACATGGATACAGGCCAGTAAGGGCTTGCTGTGATCTTTTGAAACACTGAAAGTACAGAAGTCTAAAGCTTTTATGAGTCTTTTTGGCACCGGTATCCACTTTTGGTTTTTATCAATCTTATTCAGCGGAAGTTTTATCTTCTGTGAGAAAGCTAATCCAGCTTTTGCCTTTTTTCCAATTCCAAGAAGGATTTCCTTCTTAGTTGTTGTAAAAGTTAGAGTTTCTTCTTTTATTTTGGACAGAAGGGCAAACAATTCTTTTGCAGAAACAGCCCCCTCAATCCCTGAAGCAAAAGGAACATTGATACTTATACTGTCGTTATAAGAAACAATCCTCTCCTTCATAAAAGCAAAACTTGTAGTCTGTTCAATATCTTCATTTGTAGCGATCCCGGGCTTTACAATATTTAAAGCCCGTAACAGCTCTTTCCTATTTATTTCCATTTTTATTCCTTATAATGTTTTGGGTATTTTTGCTGGGGTATTAGGCAGTTTTTTCTTTCTTTGGGTTTGAGAAAATATAAGTACCTGAATTGCCTTAATGTATATTTAACAGCCTTTTCCCTGTTATCCTGAATGTATTTTGCACTTTTACTCAGGTTTGGATTTCTGGTCATTAAACTGTTGTGATAATAAACACCATCAAATTCCCAGAAGATTGCTGTATGTTCTCCGTGATAAGTAAAGTTACTGGCCTGATAGACAATACCAAACTTAAAACACCTCTCATCTGCAAAAGACTGAATCCACTTAATATCAGGATACTTATATTTAATATACTTAAAAGAGTAACTGATTGCCATGCTTTTGATGTTTTTAAACACCCCACCCTTAAACCACATTCTGTTTAATTCTAAATACTCATTTAATTCTGTGCCTTTTACAACACTTCCCATACTGTTTGGGTTCATGGCATATCCAAACTGGAGTACCCCTACCAGTTCTTCTTTGATGTAGCACCCTAAATGTATATAAGATGCATTATAGAACTTCTTTGAGTAGTGATTTTCAAGGATCAGCTTATTGGCAATATTCCTGTTGATTTCAACTACCTTCAACTGATCACTCTGAAAACCAATAATAATGGGCTTTCCTATTAACCTTAAAGGTGAAAAAGCAGAAAAGACAAAACCCTTAGATATCTTTTCTGCTTTCTTTTTTCTACGGATAATCATCTAATGATTATTTATTATACTTAGCGTTTAAAGTATAAGTCCCATCTTTTAAGGAAAGTACCTTAAAAGCAACTAACCCCTGCATAATATATCTTACAACATTGGTTGCTTTTGTATTGCTGTTACCCCCTGCTGCAACAAAGAGGGCATCTGACCCCATGATTGCTTCTTTCATGGTGAAAACTTTCTTTTCTTTTATGAAATTAAAAACAGCCTGATATCGGGTTAACCAGGCAGCTGCTTTCTTTTCCGGAGCTTTTTTCTTTTCTGATTTTACTTCTTCCTGTTTTGGTTCTTCAGCCTTCCTTTGTTTTTTCAATAGTGCAACCATTTTTGGTTTCAACTGCCGAGGTCCCTGCAATCCTTTAAACTTGGATAATCCTTTTCTTAAAGTTTTAAAAGTATCTTCTTTTTCAACTAACTCTTTTAAATCTGCAAGTTTCTTTGTGGATTTCAAAACATCCAAAAGGGAAGGTGGTTCTACTTCTTCTTCCGGTTCTGGTTCCTCTTCGGGTTCATCCTCCTCATCCTGTTCTTCTTCAGAATCATCTTCTTCATCTTCGGGTTCATCAGCATCTTCTTCTGATTCTTCCAGGGGCTCATCTTCAGGTTCTTCCTTACCGAAACTGGGCATACATTCAAGGGATTTCAGGGTATCTTTTGTTTCTACTTCCAGATCCTGTAAATCTTCCTCTTCAATATATCCAGCAGCTTCAATAATGCCACTCTGGATTGTACTGGTTTTTGTTGTCTTTGTTGTGGGAATTGCCGGACCCCCCTTCGAGTCTTCCAATTCCAGTTTTTCACACAAATCATTAGCAGTCTTGATTAGATCTGCCCTTGTCACTTTTGCCATGTTTTACTCCTTTCTTAATAAATTAATGAACAATTACATTTAGTTAAAAACAACTAACATCCTTATTATAGCTTTTTTACTTTAAAGTCAAGTCTTTTTATAAAAAGTATAAAACTTTATACACCACCTACTAACCTATTGTAATTAAGTTTGCTTTTTTTCTTCTCAAACACCCAATTAACCATTACATCTAAAATCAATTCATCCATTTATTTTCTCCTTTAAGAAAAATTAATAAAAAGAAAATAAGGAAGGTTTTCCTATCTGGAGTCTATGTGCTACATGCACCAATTTTGCCCCTTCACTTTCCCTGCTTACAATACTGTTCCATCTCATGATCCCTTTAACTTTTTCTTCTTTGGTCATATTTAAACCAAATAAATCCGTTAAATGATCCAATTTACGTTTATCTTCACTGAAATTTGTCTTATCCAAAACTCTCTTATTAAAAGATTGGGCATCTGCTTGTGTAGCCCCAAGAACTAAAATATTCCGGTCGGTGCTTAGAGCTCTCAATCTTTGGTATTTCTTATGCTCTTGGTCCCTTATGGAAAGATGTTTTGTATCTGCATCTGCTGCCATGATGTCCATGTAGTCCACAATTACAATATCTACTTTAAATCCTTCTTTATCCAAGAGAAGTAAATCTTGTTTCATTGTGGAAACATCTAAAGTTTCATTTCCATAAGTAAACATTCTCAATCTTTTAAGCTTAACTACATACCTTTTTTTAACCGCATGATATACCTCCTTCCATGTTAAAGGCTCCACTGCATCCCTGATTTTATACCAAAGGGTACCTTTAAAGTTTTTATACTTCTTAGAATCAAAACCCCGGATACAGTTAGAACAAGGTTTATGATGGGGATAGTCCTCTACTATTTCTTTCAATTCTTCTGTTTTTATATTGTTAATTTCTGCTTCTTCTCTTAATTGACCTACTGTGTAGTTCTCAAAAGGAGATTCATCACTTTCGCAATCAGCCAAATCACATTCTCCGTTCTGGTTATAGGCACAATCCAAAACAGGAATAAACAATCTTCCACAATATTCCGGGAGATCGCTTTTTCCAACCAATCTTATTCCCTGCCTACGCATCTGCTGAGCTTCAGACATATCCCCTGCTTGGAAGAAAGCAATATTATTTCCATTAAAAACCCCTTTTAAGGCCATCTCCCCTAAAGTAAAGCTTTTTCCACCCTTATTCTGGGAAAGCAAAGCTGTGAAACAACCCCGGCATAAAGATCTGTTTACTAAATTCCCTAAAGGAGTATCACCATAACTAAACAAAGGATTAAATTGATCTTCAAATGTAGTCCTGATCATTTCCGGAGAACTTAAAGGAATTATGCTTTTAGTTTTTATTCTTTGTACAGGCTCAAATTCATTGGCAATCCTTGTGGCTTCCTGTAAATTGTCATTGTCCAATTCTTCCTGAGCTTCTTGAATCAATATCTGGAGTTGTCTTTTCTTAAAGTACCGTTCTGTATCATCCAGAAGGAGTTCTACATTTAATTGATTTTTATTATTAAGGAATCTTTTGTATTCCTGATCCAGACTGAAAAGGGTATCTTCAATAAGTCCAGCAACTTCATTATCCAGTTTTTCTATTTTGGAGAAATAGATTTCTTTGATTTCTTTATTTGGGGCTATCTTATATTTCCTGAAATACTTTAAGCACCAATTGGAAACTCTCTTGGATTCTTCTGTTTTGAAGAACTTAATCTTGATTAAAGGCTCAATCTTTTCAAGATATTCTGTACTTAAAATAAGACCGGTAACAATTCTTCTTTCAATGTGGTAACTCAGATCTTCAGCCATTTTATATAATCAATCCTATAATTCTGTAAAAGACTTAGTTCTTTTTAAGTTTTTAATTTTCTTTGTTAAGTTACTGAGTTCTTCTTTGTAGAGCTTTATTTCTTTATAGTGGTGATCTATCAGGTTCTGTTTAGCTGCTTGGAAGGTATTGCAAATCATGTGATCCTCAGTTTGTTTTTTCATAACTTTAGAGATTCTGGTTCCCTTGTGAAAATCACTGACTTTAGACAGGATTACCTCTGTTTTACCTTCTTTTTCAATTTCAACTTCTTTAATACAGCCTCCAAAATAAAAAAGAACCAAATACTTTATCATTTTTGGTTTTCTTTTTTTACGTCTGATCATTATGCATTTCCCTCCGTTGGTGGTATGTATTGGTTTTTTTCCAACCGATCTACAGCCTCTTTTAAAATTTTAATCATATCTTCCCTGCTTGCATTGGAGATAAAGTTTAAAGTTCCCACTGCATTAAAAGGAAAAACAACAAAAGCAAATCCATATTCCGGGAAAAGAGATTGAAGTATTCCGGCTGCTTTTTTCATATGTTGTTCAGTTTTGTCCATTTGACCCCTTTCATGTTTAAATTATTTTAAAAATAACGCCCTTTACGTGCTGTTTAAGACAAATTAAGGGGTATCTGCATACCCAAGCATGTCCCTAACCCCTTAAAACGTCCTACAGACAATCTGACGATTAAATATTACCCCTTAGTTGTTTTTTAAAATTAAGGACTTCTGCCATTTCAAATATTCTGGAAACAATCCTCTCATCTACCTTTTCAGAAAGTTCCTTTTTGGAGAAGTTTGTGTTGATTATAGTATAATGTCCTTTTGTCCGGTGAACATACCGGTGATTTATTATGGAATAGAGTATTTCATTTGTCCAATCTGTACTTCTTCCAACCCCAAGATCATCCAAAATTAGATAACGGGTATACTTGCATTGATTAGTTAAAATCCCTTCTGGGGTATTTAACTGGTTTGTTATTGGATCAATTTCAATGCCAAAATCAGGTTTGGCAGAAAGTAACTTATAATAATTCTTTAAGGAGATTAATAAATCAGGAATAGATATAAAAGAAATTGAATTTGCTGTTGTAGGAGCTTTGGATTTCAAATAGTAATATAAAAGGCACAAGCTGAAGATTGTTTTCCCGGTTCCCGGAGCTCCGAAAATGAAAAGGCTTTTATTTAAATAATCTTTGGCAGTCTTGTTTGGGAGTATCTCCTTCATGGTTTCTAACAATCCTA